GCTTCGCGCCCGTCACAGTCCAGCACCCTGTTTGAGCCATCCCGAACAAAATCGCCCGTCTCAGGGTTCCACTTCATACTGCGGTGGTACTCTTTATCGAGCTGTTCTTCCTCGTTGATGATCTCCGGCACTTCAAAGGTCTGGTATAACTTTTGAGCCATTGTGCCCACCTCCTTTACGAGCTGACCACAATATCAATGACAACGGCCTCGTTCTGCACCCATGCCACGAGAACACGATCACCCGGTTTCAGGCTCCGCATCTTCTCAGGCACGAGAACGTGGTGCTGATGGGCGCCTTCAGGGCCACCACCTCCCGCGCTGCTCTGCGGCGGGTCTGGAGGGTCAGGCTGGCCGGAAGCAGGGGTACCGATGGTTCCTTTAACAGAGCCATGAACGCTATTCAGCACAAAGGTTTTGTGGTCGTGTTCGCCGCTGCCGGGGCTGCCAATATTCTGCGTCTTGGCAAGGATGTCACCAACCTTCCCGTAGGTCAAGCTCCGCAAAACGTGGTACTCGCCCTTCGGGATGGGTATGGGGAATGTATTCGTCAGCAGGCTCTCGTCATCCTTGATTTCGCCAAAGTCCAGAACAAGAGAGCTTTCGCCCTCCATCTGCTTTCCGATTCGCTTTGCAATGGTCTGCCCCAGCCGGTTTGTACCGGGGCTGGAATCCATATCCATAGGCGTTCACCTCCTAATCGAACGTGCCTTCATCCACCCACCCGTACACATTGCTGGAGCTATCCACATGAATGAGATGCCACGGGTGCGCTCCACCATTTTTTGCACAGGACGGGTCTTTGGTGATTTTCGCCTTTCCAGCAGTAGCTTTGTAGCCCTTCGCATCGGCATAGCTGCTGACGTAGTGGGTGCCGCCGTGAAAATTCACAATGTCACCCACGGAATGCTTGCCCCCAGAATCGCCACCATCATCGGGAGCCTTCAGGAGGTCAAGCGTCATGGTCAGGCTTTCAGCATTATGCACAACGCCGCGCACATAATAGCTGCCCTGCGATGTGCCGGCTTTCAGACAGACGAGATGCCCTTTCCGCAGCCATGGAATGTCCGGCGTGTTGACGGATACTTCCTCCACGACCTTGCCGTCCTCATCGAGAATGGCCTGTGCCGCAGATTTAGCATCGGCCAGCTTTTCGTCTGAGCCTCGGCGGTAGATACGCTGCCGGGTGCCGTATTGGGTAAGGCCATCCAGAGTTGCCTCGACTTTACTTTGGCCGCTCTTATTCTCTTGGCCAACGACCTTGACCTTCGTTACAAGGTCTTCGGTGCTGAGGCTGTTGCTGACGGAGATGGTGTTGTCAAGCTTGAAAACGTAGACATCATCATTGCCGCCAAGTGGAACAATTTCGGCCTTGCCCTTCGTGGCCCGGATAACGCACTTCTCGCCGCCCTTCTTTACGGCATCATCCAGCAGCTCCAGCATGATATCCGAAAGGTACTTGTTCTTGAAGGTCAGCTTTCCGTGAGTAGCATTCGGACCCTTATACTGCCCAAGGGTAACACCCCATTCGTCCAAAATCTTTTGGATTGCAGACTGTGTGCCGGTGCCATCAGGCAAATACACATTATCCTGACTCTTTTGCAGCTTGTACAGCTCATCATAGCAGATGCAGGACAGGTCGGATGCAGAGTTTCGGTCTTGCGGGTTCCACTTCTCCACAAAACCGCGGGCCACCTCACCATTGAAGGAACCGCCATCGCTGGCAGTTACCACGATAAGGCTCCCCAGCTTCACAACGCTGGAGAGCTGGCCCTTCGAGGTATCATCATTCCGGGCCTTGAAGGTCAGCCGCATGGAGATTTCCTTGTTGGCTTCTTCCCAGCCCAGAGCTTCGATATAGTTTTTGATGTTGTACTGCGTTCCATCATCACCGATGACGGAAACGCTGTACTTCAGCTTTGCAACATCGACCATGGGCAGCCTCCTACGGAATAATCAGGGAGGCCCCCGGGTAAATCCACTTGCCGCTGTCGCTGCTCTTTTTGCCGTGCTTTTTAGCAGCAGCTTCGATAGCGTCTTTGTTGGCATCATAGATTTTCTTCCACTTGGAGCCATCCCCGTACTGCTTCTGGGCAATCTTCCAGAGACTGTCTCCACTGCTCACGGTATAGCTCTGGCCAGAACCAGTGCTTGTAGCAGCAAGGTCAGTGCGCGGGTTGGTTTTCTTCACATAGGAATCGGTGTTCAGTTCATCCGTTGTGTAGATTTCGAGAGGTTTTTTCTGTGCAAAAGAGATGTCGTACTTCAGGTTTCCAAACGCACCATACCCGGTTGTGTGGAAAGAAGATATAGTAACGTCAATATTCAGCCAAATATCAGTGATGATAAGGGTCAGAACAGTTTCGTTGTCTACATACTCCTCGATGATGCTGCGAGCAGCAGCAGGGAGCGTCCAGAACATCCTGTTTACGATGGTTTCATTCCGGCGCGGGAATCCAAAAAATTCCCCGCTCCAAGAAACCTCCGTGACATCAGTTCCGCGCGGTACCTTCACAGTACCGCGGGAAATGGTGTCGAATGTCTGGTATTTTGCTCCATACTTCACCTCGACCTGTTCAGGCAGAGGGGTAAAGAAAAACGGCGTACCGCCTCCTGCGGGAATCAGGCAAATCATGCGCTCACCCCCTTCAGCGGCATATTAGAGAACACCTCATCGAGCTTTGTTGCAAGCTCGCCACCAATCTCGTCTGCCATCTCTTTCATGTGCCGCCGGATGACAGCCATGATTTCGTCTTCGGACTTCTCGCCGCCGGTGATGTTGAACTCAGGGTTTACGTCAACCTTAACCGTAACTTCGGGTCGCACGGTCACATTCTGGGAGGTAGAGGCCACGTTCTGAGAGATGGAGCTTGTGGATGCGGTGGAATCATCCTCAGAGAACAGATTGGAGGCCACAGGAGCCTCGTTTACAGTCTGAGACAGATAATCTACCGTATCGGAGGAAAACTCATTGTGGCGGCTCGTGTGGCCGTCATAATAGCTATCCATATAGTTTCTGGTCGCCGGGCTTGTATAGCTGCTGGAACCAGAGCCAACCAGACCGCCATTTGCATGGGCAGTCACGCCGAGGATTTCTCCGGCTTGCTGGTACAGCTCAACAGCCCGCTCGCGCCTTGCGGGAACGAGCGGAATAATCATCTCAGGGCCTTCCTCACCGACCCACGAAAGCTCGCGGCCATTCACCATGCCGCCGGTTGCGTGGCCGCCGATGCTCATGCCATGATAGCCAGCAGCATACGGGGTGACAGTCTTGCCGGTCACAGGGCTTGTGTAGCTGCTGGAACCAGAGGAAGAGGGAGCAACGACACTGTTCATGGAGGAGTGAAGATTGAACTGGGCGTAGACATCTTTTTTGAACTTGGTAGCAGAAACAGCATCCAGCTCATCGTCTACTGCGTCCCGGGCCGCTTTTCCCAGACCGCTGCCGCGGATGGAATCAGCGAACGAAGCAGGCATAGAGTCCGCAACTGCCTTCAGCCGCTCCACGAGGGCTGCCTGCGTTTCGGCATCCATGCCGTTCAGGTCGAACCACTCCACAACATCAGAGCTCGTCCAGTCTGCCACGTTGGGCTTTTCCTTCAAGGCCGCGTCCATAGCCTGCTGCAGCTTCTCAGAGGTCGTGCCTTTCAGGTCGGGCAAGATACCGTCCAGAGCAGAGCTGTAAGCTTCAGCAATAGAATCAAGCTGGAAAGATTCAACACGCACTTGGAGGTCGGACACCTGTGCATGATAGCTATCCGTAAGAGCCTGCAGCTGGCGGTTATATTCGGCTTGGTTGATGTCTCCGCGGTCAAGCTGGAGCCGAAGGTTGGTCACGTTCACTTCCAGAGCATCATCGTACTGGCTGGTCATGCTGCTGACCGTGTTCTTCAGTTCCTCTTGCAGGCTGGCAAAGGATTCAGCATCCAGAGCAGCCCCACCGTATTTGATTTTCAGGGTATCAAACTTGGCATTTTCCTGCGCCGTGCTCACCTGATTGGTAATATCCTGAATCTGCTGCTGCAAGCTCAGGATTTCGCTATCGCTGTCCAGCTTCAGAACGCCACCGTTCAGCTTAATATTGGCATCTATGGCGGTGTTGAGCTTTTCCTTCAGCCCATCCAGCTGGGCATCAATGGCAGAATAGGTGGCATCCAGACCGTCCGTGTTGGCATCTTCGCCCATAATGAGCTTAAAGGCCATACTTGCCTCGTAGTGCTTGTTTTCGAGGTAAGTTGCAGTGCTGGACAACATCTGGTCAATGCTGGAGCGGTACTCCTTCACGTCAGCTTCGGTCACATGGGTGCCGAGGCTCATCTTCCAGTTCTCTTTTTCCAAGCTGCTAAAGGTGGACTTTACAGAGGAAAGAGAGCTTTCGACATCTTGCACAGCAGTGGAGAAGTTGTTAAACCTCGTCTCTGCGCCGTCAAAAGCAATGGAGGAGGCGGCCTCCTTGATTTCAGTCAGGGAGAGGTGCAGGCTGCCAAAATGCTCGATAAGGTCATCAGACACGGCCCTCTGGAGCATGGTATTGAACTCCTCAGTGGTCACGGTTGTGTCCTTCAGGGCCTCGGTCAAAGACTTGGTTTTGAAATTCACGCTGTCGGTGGAAGAACCGGTGATCTCGTAGACCTTCTGGAGCTTCTCGTTGGTCAGGGCCTCAGCTTCCGCGCTCTCCTGATACTCCTTTTTGATTCGCTTGCCCTCTACATACCCGGTCAGGCCGCCAATACCAGCACCAACAAGGCCGCCGACAACAGTACCCACACCGGGGATAAAAGAGCCGAGCATGGCACCGGCAGCCGCACCAGTGGCCACGCCGCCAGCTTTCCATGCAGCAGACTGCCCATAAGCGGCCTGCTTTTCCTTATCGCTGGACTTCATAGCAGTGTAGGCGTCAATACCGGCACTGATAAGGGTTGCGCCAGCAGTAACGGCACCAGCAACAGCTCCAGCACCTTCCAAAGCGGCCATGCCACCAGACAGGGCACCAGAGGTGCTGCCGAAGTACAGACCAGCCTTGCTGCCGCCGCCCACAGCATAGCCAACATTTGCAAGGCCGCCCAGAACGCCAGTGCCAGCAACCATAGCGTTGCCGGTAGACCCAGCGACTGTTCCGGCCAGAGACGCACCGCCAAGGGAAGCCTGTGCGCCAAAAACGCCCTTTCCAATAGTCCAGACATCTTTGCCAACACCCACAGCAGGCATTGCAGCTTTCGCGATGATAGCAGCAGACACAACAGAGCCGAGGTCTGCGCTCTTGCCTCCCGGCAGCAGCTTTCCAGCACTGGAGAACAGGTTGCCAATGACAGACAACAGGCCGTCTTTGATGGTGTCAAAATCGAAACCATCAGCAAAGCCCTGAGCAAAAGCCTTGCCAACAGATGCGCCCTCATTTACAGAATCGGACACATCAATGCCCAGCAGCATCATCAGCCCAGCACCGATGCCAGAGCCAATGCCGCGGCCAACATCTCCGGCAATATTGGAGACCATAGACTTGCCGGTGTTCTTCCACCATTCGCCGAAAGGCTCAGCAACGATTTCGTCCCACGCCAGCTTTACACGCCCGCCAAAGTCGGCATTCTGCCACTCATCGGACGCGGTCAGGTCACGCATCTTTGCCTGCATGACATCGTATTTACGGTCAACGAAGTCCATAAAGTCGCTCAGGGCAGCTTCGACATCAGGCATGGCGGCGGTCAGGCTGTCTGCTACATCACGGACGTAGTGATTCAGGCGGCTGCCAAAGCTGATTTTTACACCATCCACAGCAGATTGCAGCCGCGTGATGGAGCCAGATAGGTTGTCGAGCTGGGTGTCGGCCATGCGCTCGGACGCGCCAGCAGCATTGTCGATGGCGTTGGCCAGCTTGTTATAGTCGGTCTCGGAGGCGTTCAGAATGGCCAGTAGTCCCTTTTGAGAGTTTGTGCCGGCAATGGCATTCGCAACGCTTGTTTTCTGCTCATCATTCATATTGGCGGTAGCATCGCGTAGTTCTTCCATGACATCCACCAAGGGACGTGCGTTGCCCTGAGCGTCAAAGAACTTGATACCAAGTTCCTCCAGAGTATCACGGGCGTGGTGCGTATTTGTGGAAAGTCTTGTCATGATGGAGTTGAGGGCGGTACCAGCCATGGAAGCTTTGATGCCACTGTTTGCCATCAGGCCAGTCATCAGGGCAACATCCTGAACGGAGTAGCCCAGAGAACCAGCCATAGAAGCTGCGAACTTGAATGTTTCGCCCATCATGCTGACATTCGTGTTTGCATTGGAAGATGCAGCGGCCAGCACGTCAGAGAACATTCCTGCATCGGAAGCCTTCAGGCCGAAGGCGGTCAGGGCATCCGTTACGATGTCAGAGGTCGTGCCAAGGTCTTCGTTCGCGGCAGCGGCCAGCTGCATAATACCGGAGATGCCATCCAGCATATCTTCCGTTTTCCAACCGGCCATGGCCATATAGTTAAAAGCCTCAGCAGAATCGGTGGCGGTAAATTTTGTGGTCGCGCCCATCTCTTCTGCTTTCTTGGTCAGCTGCTCCAGCTCATCGGAATCAGCTCCGCTCACGGCCTGCACTTGCGACATGGCCGCTTCAAAGTCTTTTTGGGTGTTGATGGTATCGGTCAGCCCCAAACTTACCCCGAAAAAAGCCCCCGCTTGAAGCAGGGGGTTTTTTAGCAGATTCAGCAAGGTTCTAACCGGCGTGGTGGCGAAGTCCAGAGCTTTCAGGGTGAAGCTCCACGTCTTGCCTGCCAGAGATTTTACGCCGCCACCGATGGTATCGAGGACAGGAGAGATGTTCTCTTTGGCCTCCAGATAAATCTGGTACTTTTCCTTGGCCCACTTTGCGAGGTTCTGCTGGGTTTTGTTGGCCTGCTCATCAAATTTCGAGACGTATTCGCGGCTCCTATCAACGGACTGGCCAGCTTTATCAGCAGCATCTCCCAGCTTCCCCAGCTTTTTGGTAGCATTGGACACACCGGGGTCGGTTTTGTCAACGGTTTCAATAGGGATTTCGATTCGGATTGTTTCAGCCATTTTCGTCCCCTCCCTTCTGCATGGATTCAATGGCTACCCGCATGGAGGCAAGCATAAAAGCCTGCACTCCGGGCGGCTTCAGGTAGAATTCGTCAGGGGTTATGCCGGTGCGCTGGAAGATGTGATGCAGCAGGCACAGCTTCCCGCCGGACTGTATCAGTTTTTTGCAACTTCCTCCAAATCGGACTCGTAGCCGCTCAGCTTGTCGATGGCATCGATGACGCGGTCTTTCTCGCCAGCCTTCAGACAGTAGTCGATGACATCCAGAGGCCCCATAATCTGGAGACCCTGTGCAAGCAGAGCATTCCAGATGGCCTTGTTGTCCCACAGCTTCTTGCGGTCATCTTCGGTGGTTGCCTGATAGATGATCTCAGAACGGTACTTCACGCTGTAGGTGGTTTCAGGCAGCTTCATACCCAGCTGCCTGCTGCGGACATACTTGGTGTGCTTCTCCTTGCAGTCGTTATATTCAGTGGCAGTCAGAGGGTGGATGTTAAAAGCAAAGAGCAGCTTGCCAGAGCGGACAATCTCAATGCGCTGGGTTTCGTTGGCAAAACCAGCGGCACCAATCAGGCCCTGAATAAAGTTCTCCTCATTGGCCTTGACAACGCTCTTGGCCTCATCCTCGGTGTACTCGGTATCATCGACCTCAGGCACAGCAGCTTCGGAAGTATCAGTCATAAGGGAAACGCCTTTCTTAAAATCAGCCATCGTAAATGTCTCCTTGTCATAATATAAAAATAAACATGAGGGGAAGCTCATTGCCTCCCCTCATGCGGGTTGCGGAACGGGTATCGGGTTATGCAGCCTTACGCGGCCAGCAGGCTTGCCAGCTTCGGGGGCTTGTTGACGAAGCAGTTAAACTGCCGCTTGATGGTATCGCCCACGGTGTAGTTCTGGATGTCAATATCGCCATCAGGCAGAACGTCACGGTACATGACGCGCTCCTCATCACCATCGCGGCCACCCAGAGCACCCTGAATGTTCCAGCGGGGAGATTCGCCGATTTCCATAGCCTCCATCACATCGGTGAAGAACTCCTCACTCATAATGGTGATGGCGGAGAAGCTCAGGGTGACGGTATAGCTACCGGGGGTAGCGTGTTCCTGCATATCGCCCAGCACCTTGTACTTGGAGTTGGCGAAGTTCACAGTGGATTTGAAGGTTTCGATATACGCCACCATCACGCCATTCTCGTTATAGACAGAAGCGTCCTTGCCAGAACGGGTGCGGCGGGAATC